GCTATGGCGACCAAGAGACCATGGTGCAGAAGTACCTGGCCTTTCACACCCTCTTCTCACAAGACCCAACACTGGGTCAGATGTATGGCCCTGACAAGAAGTTCAAGATGTTGGCTGCTGTACTTGAGAAGTCTGGTATCAAGAATGTTGCTGACTTCCTTACAGACCCAGCACAGATACCTCCACCGCAGCCTGATCCAGCACAGCAGATGCAAATGCAGATGGCTCAGAAGCAGCTAGAAATTCAGGAACGTCAGACAGCCGTGTCAGAGATGAAGGCACAGTTTGACGCTGAAATTGCGAAGATGAAGCTCCAAATGCAGCAGATGCAGGCGCAAGCAGACTTCGCACTCAAATCGGACAAGATGGACCTCCAAGAGAGCCAGCAAGAGCACAAAGAATACGTCAACCTCCAAGAACTTGAGATTGCGCGTAGTGCTGAAGATGTCCGAGCAATCGCAAGCCCTAACGGGTAATTCAACAGGATAACCTATGCCTACACAAGAAGAGCAACTTGTGGTGGCTGGAGATGAAGCGGAGGCGCTACTTGGTGCCTCTGCATTCACTTCTGTCATCAATGAACTTGTCGAGCAGACCTTCCAAACCTTTGTCAACACAGCGCCAGAGGACCGGGAGAAACGTGAGCAAACCTACAACCACTATCGCGCATTAGTCGACGTGGTGAACACACTTAAACAGCGAGTGGAAGTGCGTAACAGCATCCACGAAGCAGCAAATGGCGACAACAGCCAAGAGGACCAGTAGCACCATGAATAACGTGCAAGATACTAACTCTGAGCCCCGCGTATTCGATTTAGATGACGCGGCTGATGCAATCTTAGGACGGTGGGATGACGGTGAAGACCTATCAGAACCCGAAGACGAAGATGCGACATCCGAAGACATCGATGAGACAGATGTTGACGAGGATGATACTGAAGAAACCGAAGTCGAAGATGAAGACGATGAGGAACTAGAAGACCCTGACGCTGATGAGGCTGAAGATGAGGAAGACGATGAGGAAGAGGAAGACGATGAGCCACAGCTCGTGTCTGACGAAAGCCTTGTGGAAATCTCCGTCAACGGTGAGCAGCAGCAGGTATCTGTAAAAGAACTCAAGCGTCTATTCGGACAAGAGGCATCTTTAACCAAAAAGTCTCAAGATTTAGCAACTCAGCGGAAAGCAGCAGAACAACAGTTTGCTCAAGCGCAGTTGTCATACCAAAAACTCTTAGAACGTGCAGAAGAACGGTACAAACCGTACACCGACATCGACATGCTGGTGGCCTCTAGGCAAATGGACCCAGAGACCTTCGCCCAGTTTCGACAAGATGCACGTCAAGCAGAAGATGACCTCAAGTTCCTCAAAGAGGAAAGCGGTAGTCTTATGTCCGAGATGCAGCAGCAGAACCAAGCCGCAGTACAAGCAGCAGCTCAAGAGTGCATAAAGGTACTCGAAGAGAACCTGCCTGAGTGGGGTGATGAGCTTTATAGTGACATCCGTCAGTATGCTGTGCAATCGGGCTTGCCTCAAGAACAGGTGGATCAATACACCGACCCTAGTGTCATCATGTTGATCAACAAAGCACGTCTTTATGATCAGTCGAAGCAGGCTGCTAAAACCAAGAAAGCAGCAGCTAAAGTGACTAAATCAAAAGGCAGCAAGACAAAGGTCTTGAGTTCTAAGAAGTCCCCACCAACCAAAACTGATGTGAGAACACAGAAGCGCCAAGCTGCGCAACAAAAGCTACGTTCTAACCCACGTTACGGTGGCGACATAGATGACATTGCCGAAGCCTTAATGGCCCGTTGGGAAGACTAACCACAATCTTGCCTAACAAATTGTAAGGATACAAAAATGGCTACTTATACCACATACGATCAGGTCGGGAAGAAAGAGTCGGTTGCAGACATCATCTCTGACATTACACCTTTTGATACGCCTGCGTTCACCATGTTTAAGAACGAGAAAGTTACAGCTCGTACCTTCTCATGGCTCGAAGACAGTCTTGCCTCAGCGGGTTCAAACGCTGCGGTAGAGGGCGCAGACGCAACTATGGCAACTCTGATTGATGCCGTAGAGCGCACTAACAACACCCAAATCTTGACCAAAGGCTTCCAAGTATCTGCAACAGCAGACGCTATCGGCACCTATGGCCGTGCCAAGGAAACAGCTCACCAGCTGGCCAAAGCACTCAAGGAAATCAAGCGTGATGCAGAATACGCCATGGTTGGTGTAAACCAAGCTGCTGTTGCTGGTTCTGGTGGTGTTGCACGTCAAATGGCTTCTGTGATCAACCAGATCACTACAGCCGTAGATGCTGGTGCAAATGCTACTGATGCTTTGACTGAAGCAAAGCTGCTTGAAGCTGGTGAAACAGCATACAACAATGGCTCAGACGTTGACACTCTGATGATCAAGCCGGGTGACGCACAGATCGTTGCTGGCTTCTCAGCATCTGCTGGTCGTAACCGTGAGATTGCTCAAGGTAAGACATTGGTCAATGCTATTGATCTGTATGTGTCTCCATATGGCGAATACCGTGTTGTTCTCAACCGTCACCTGAAGACAGACACAGCGCTGCTGATTGACCCATCCATGTTCAAGACATGCACATTGCGTCCATTCACACGCACACTCCTTGCCAAAAATGGCGACTCAGATCGCCACCACATCGTCGGCGAGATGTCCGTCAAGCACATGAACTTTGGCGACTCTGTGAAGATCACAGGCTTGTCATAAGCACACTTTAGACTTCGGTCTTTAGTTAAGGCCCACTCTTAGACACATAGGTTTTGCTCTCCTTACTGTGTGTCTTTGGGTGGGCCTTTTTACATTTGTGGACGTGAAGGAGACCAAAGGGGCTCCCAGTGACCACAAAGTTAATCCAATCGAATACTGACTTCATCCACGAAAGTGATGCCTTAGTCAGGAAGCATACACAGAATATCACACAAGCATTCCTAGACGATCTCAAAGACGCTCGTAACGAAAGTACATCGAAGCCTATGGGAGAGTTCCACAAGGTTGCATCTATCCCAACAGTAGTCGCTGAGAAGTGGCTGCGTGAAGGGTTCAATATGTGGGAAGCCACAGGACAAGAGATTATCAAACGCCTTCAGTCTGAGGACTTAGGCATGTTCATGGCAACCGAGAAAAGGGTCTAACAGATGGCTTATAAAACTACAGGCAAGTTCAAGCCCTGCAAGGGATGCACGACACCAATGACATGCAGTAAATTCGGCTGTCAGAAGCAAGGGGACTAGAATGAACAAAGGTCAAATCAGGAGCCACTTTAAGGCTCTATTAAACCGCAGCGACTGTAGTGATGCTTTGGCCGATACCTTCATCGATCAGGCCCTCACTCGCATCCAACGTGTACTGCGCATCCCCAGCATGGAGAAGCAGCAGTCTTACTCAATTACTTCTGGTGCACCACTCACACAGGTAGTCATACCCTCAAATTTACTAGAGATCATTGACCTCCAGTATGATGGTGTGTCCCTCCTGCGAGTACCTTTGCATGAGATGGCCGCAGCTCAGAAGACTGGAGCTACTGGCAGTCCTGTGTACTTCAGCCGTGAGCGTGAGGTCATCAAGGTCTCCCCTAATCCATCCTCTGGCATCATCTACCTCAACTACTACGGCGAGTTCGATGCACTTACGTCTGACGTTAGCACAAATGTAATAACTAACATTGCATCAGACCTCCTGACTTACACAGCTCTTAGCTATGCCTCTGACTACTTCCTTGATGAGCGTGGCCCACTGTTTGACACCAAGTCAGGCCAGTTTCTCCTTGAGCTACAAGAACAAGCGAACTCCGCTGAGACCTCTGGCATGGCCCAAGTCATGCGTCCCACTTCTACCTACACAGATTGAGGTAACTAATGGCTAAATCATCCTTTTACAGCGGAAGCCAACAGGCCTCCGCTAATAGTAATGCAGTAGAAGACAGCAAGAACGCAGCGGCCCTGTCAGAAGCTGCTGCCGCTGCCTCTGCCGCCGCCGCTGCAACCTCTGCCGCCTCTGCATCCGGCTCTGCATCCACAGCCACCACAAAGGCTTCTGAGAGCGCAGCTAGTGCCGCAGCCAGTAACACCTCTGCCGCAGCCAGCAGCACCGCTGCCACATTCTCACAGTTTAACAGAGTTTCAGCTGAGGTAGCTAAGGTCGCTGCAGAAACAGCAGCGGCCAATGCAGAAACAGCACAAACTGCTGCGGAAGCTGCACAAGCTGCTGCGGAAGCGATAGATGTAATTACTGATGCAACTGCAACAGTTACTACTTTGGCCGCTGGGGCCTCAGCGACGGCGTCTGTAACAGCGACTAATGGAACAGGCGCTTTTTCATTTGGTATTCCTACAGGCGCACAGGGTCCAATAGGCCCAGCAGGCCCTACAGGCCCGCAGGGACCTACAGGAGCTGACAGTACTGTACCCGGCCCACAAGGACCACAGGGACCTGCGGGACCAACAGGTGCCACAGGAGCTGACAGTACAGTTGCTGGTCCAACAGGCCCACA